ATTCTTACGTCTGTTCGACTGTTCCCGCATAAGAGCTAATGCTAAAGTTGCATCTTTATACTTCTTAGCTTCAGCTATCGTAGCTTCATCTTTCCTAGATGCAATACCTGCCTGTAAGCCCCTACCTAAGTTAGCTAAAGTGCCTTCACCGCTAGACGAACCTGCCAACATAGCAGCACCCATAGCCATCAAGTCAACACGCTCGTTAACAGCATCGAACCAGTTATCAGCACCACTACCTTGACCTTGTAAACCTTGACCTTGTAATTTATCAAGAGCAGTTGTGTCTTTAAGTTTAGTCTGAATCTTAGCTGTACCTAAACCTAAAGGGTCATTAACAGCAGCAGCAATGCTAGGGTCTATTGTAGGCGTACCTGTTGCCCCTTTCTTAAACGTATCAGGTGTAGTTCCTGATTTAGAAATACCTTTAGTGCTTCCCTGACCTTTAGTACGTCCCATAAGACCATCAGCAAACTCAGAATCAAAAGCCTCTCCTATCTGATCACCAATAAACCTAGCAGGTGCAGAAGCAATATCGAATATATCAGAAGGGAGGTTTCTTAGATTCTGACCTATTTCGTATGCGCTTTGTGGATTAGCCTTTAAACTATTCTTAATAGAATCTATGCTAATATCAGGAATAGTTATACCAGCCTTATCAGCTAACTCTCCAACTTTAGAAACTGCCGTATCTACATAAGGATAAGCAGCGAAAACCGCGTTATCTACATAAGGAGCAGCAGCGTCAACAGCAGTATCAAAAGCTGATCCTACTCCTGATTTAATATCACGCCCTAGTTGAAACACAGGAATCATATCTCTATTTACATTGTAAGCTACATCTCCTGCAAAGTTTCCAAGGTCTGTAAAAGCCTGTGGAATAGCCACTGAAGCGTTGTCGTAAGCGTCTTGCATAACAACACCAGCATCGTCAAACATTAAGTTCCCACGCCTAGTCACATAGTTATATGCGTCTGATATTCCTTTAAGCCTTTCCTCGTTTTCTTTACGTATCCTAGCTTGATCTACAGCCCTAGTCGCTGCACTTGTAGGACGTACTAAACTGCTAGGTAGGTTAAGAGGTATGCTAGAACCTTGTCTAACACCTCCCGCACCTGTTAAATAACTAGGGCTATTATTAAATATAGGAACTGCTGCCATTATACACCTACCTTGTTAAACATATTAACTTGCTGCTGTTGCATTTGTTTCATTTGAGATACCAGCAAAGACTCCAGCAAGTCTGCTTCTCTGTTACGTCTAGGATGTAGCTCGACATTCTTCCACTCGTCAGGGTCACGTAGCTTAGTGATAGCTGTCTGCAAGTCACCGCTGATAACTGCCTTCATTGTCTTGTACTTAAGAGCAGCAGCACCATAGTTATGCAGCAGCGATAGAGCCACTGCCTGTTGTTGTGGTGCTAGTGAATCAAACTTAGGGAATGCATTGCGTAGCTTCTGCTTAGACTTCTCGATATGTCTACGAGTAATGTTCATAGCTATCTCAGCGGGGATGTCAAAGTGTCCCAGCTCATACTCAATAGCTACAGCGTCATCGCCCTGCTTACCTACGTAAGGAAGCATAGCAGACTCTAAAGCATCAGGTAGTCCCAACGCCTTGTACTCTCTCAAGTCCATCTGACCAATGTCAATACCACCACCAAAGGTTAAACCAGACTTGCCAATAACAAGACCATTCTTCTTTGGTAGATACGTTCTAGTTTCAAAGCCTTCTTGCTGCATTAGAAACTGGATTACTGCGTCATCTTTATTCATCATTTACCTGCTCATTGACCAAAGGGGTTTGAAGGAATTACAGGAAGCATACTACCATTTCCACCAAGGCCACCTGCTATTGAAGGAAAACCGCTTGTAGCCGCTGCACCGCCACCCATCATACCGCTAAGGAAGTTACCCCCTAAGCTACCACCACCTGTAATAGGCATTCCTGCAATAGCTAATCCAGCACCTAGAAGCGCACCGAATGGATCACTAGCGTTCTCAGTGGTTTGTGTCTCAGTACCAGTCATGGTAGACTCGCCTAGTAAAGGACTAGACCCTATGAAGGAATAGAAGTCTGATAGATTTGTACGAATAGCATCACGAGGAGCATTGAACATATTAATCTCATCCAGCAACTCTTGCTGCGAACGTATGGTACGCTGATTACCTATGTCTGCCATTATGTTACCTTCCCTCTCACCCAGCTGAAGAGCCATAGGAAGCAAACGCTGCGCGTCTAGTCCTAGCTTTTGCTGACCAAGAGCAGATTCAACTAAGGCTGATTGCGTGTTACGATCAATCTCACCTCCTAGCAAGCCAAGACCCTCTCCAGTCTCACTGCCGCCATACTGCCCTGCTGCCGTACCTTTCTGAAACAAAGGAACAGAACCACGCTCAAATGCAGTACTTGCTTGGTTTAATATATCTTTCATCTGCTTTTGGAATACAGGGTTGTTGTTTAAGTCCCCTGCTGTCAGGTAGTTCTGAAGCTGCTGCTGACCTGTATTTATTAAACCTGCTAAAGGCCCATCACTATACTGATTCAGAAGCATCTGCTGACCCGCAGCTATTAAAGGGTTTTCAGCAGTAAGCTGTGTACCTTGATAAATACCTTCAGTACCTAGATTGTACAGATTCTCTGCACCTTCTAAACCAGTAAGACTAGAATCTCTAATCTCTTCAGTTAGTCTAGTGTCCTGTTGCGTTTCTGTAGTTGTTGTACTTCCACCACCGCCAAGAAAACTACCCATCTTAAAACTCCTTAATCATAAATACTCTATTACAAGAATAATCAGGAAGCAGTTTAAGCCATCCTTTCCTACCTTGTATCTCAATTCCATCTAATCCTTTTGACTTAGACCATTCTTCAATAGTTTGCATATACAGTGCAATCCAATCTCTAATATTCTGACCACCACATAGATGTATAAGCAATCTCTGAGTTGCGGGGTATTTAATTAGGTTAGTTACAACAACGCCATCTATATTATCTTCTTCTTCTACAAGCCACATTTGGCTATCACCTTTAATAACCCTAGTCAATATATCTGAAGATTTAAACTCAGGTACTTTTGCTAAGACTTTATCTAAGCACTTCTTTATCTTATCTTTGTTATTGATAAGCTCATCCATTTCAGTTACTCGTGTGATCTTATACGTCAATTGCTTTACCTGTTACATTCAAGTCTATAGTGTCAAAGGTTACATTAGTAGTGCCTGACGCTAGTGACATCTTAACTGTGAGAGCTTGCCCTGCATTCACTGTACCATTAGAACTAAAGCTAATAGGTAAATAGTCAGAACCACTGAAGTTAATAGTGTGTAGTGTCCCTGCTATTAAAGTACCATTAAGGTATAATCCAACAGCAGCAGCAGAGCTACCTCCACCATGGCGTTTAACATTAGCACTGAAGGTTAACGTATACTTACTGTCAGACAGGAAAGTAATAGTACCTGCTGAGTGACTAGCCGTCATACCTTCTTCATCTGCACGTACAGTGTCATACGCTGTGATAATAGCAGGAGTGGTGCTTAGTGCCATAGTAGCCCCTGCTGTAGCTAGGAACATACCTGTCTCATGTATCTCGCTAATACCACCAAGGAACCTAGCGATACGCTGTAGCTCATTGTTTATATATACAGGGTACGCTTCCATATCCTGCGGAGGAGGCAGAGGCATATACTCAAGTCTCATGCCATACCCTCATGGCTGTACTCAATGCTGTATCCAGTTAAGGCCCATACATCATCACTAGCTGATTCAAACCTAACGCCTATATACCTACCACTCTTACGGAAGTTAGCTTTGTAGTCTTGACCTATCACAAAAGGATGCGGATCAGACCACGACACACCTTCTCCCTGTCTGTTCTCTGAACCCACATATATGTTTACATCACCCTCACCTGTGAAGTGCGGATAGATAGCGTTAACATACTTGACTCCCTTGTCATCGCCAAAGTCAATACCTTCTCTCTCAGCAGAAGAGATATAAGTAGTGCTGCTATTAACAGTCAGTCCTGTGTTGCCTTTGTAGAACTTAGGAGTATCGTACCCAACAATAAACAAAGACTTGTTCGATGGGTTGAATCGTTCTTCTCCCCACGGGGTTGAGTCAGTGTCCCAGTAACCAGAGTCATTGTCCCAAGTAGCAGGGTCAGTTGTTTCATTAGCTATCACGCCAGTAGATATATAAGAAACACCTACAATGTCTCTCTCTGACCATGCATCAACTTCCCAATTCCACACCAATGCTTTGTTGGCAGCGCCATTAGCACTATCCTGTGTAGGGAAGTAAACCCAAATCTCTTTACGAGGTACGTCAGCGACACACTTAACCTTATCTACATGATCAGGATTAATCTGGGTGTACAGAGCCTTAGACATCTTGCTGGTTATGACAGACTTCTTAGAAGTACCATCATGTACATAAACATCACTGACACCTACAACAAAGTGCTTGCCGTCAAACTCAGTAACACAATCACGAGAAAGAATACCCGTATCATCACTAAACACTTTCCTAAATGAGAATATAAAGTTACCGCCTATGAACTGCATAGCCCATACTGCGTCACTCTTGTAAATAAAGAACGTATCGTTGAGCGCAAGCCCATCAATACACCGACCTGCTGTATCTGGTAGGATGTTGTAACCAGCCTGTACCGCTGGGTCTACCGCATCCCATGAAGCAGGTATACCACCTAGAGGAGCTGTATCACTCCACTTAACCATTGAAGGGAAAGCCTCTGAAGAATTATCAACTATATCTAAAGCAATCAAGTAGTTCTTAAACGGACGTACAACACCTGTAGTCCAACCTGTAGGCCACGCTGTTAGGTCTGCCATCTTGCTAGAGTTAGGGCTATAGAACTGAGGAGCATCCTTTCTGTTGTTCATTATTAAAGCGCCATTAAAGATAGAGGAAGTCCATCCATCTTCATAGTCACCAGTGTAGTCTACGTCTGAACCAGCTGTCTGCCTAGTTACATTGACATTAGTGTTACCATCTGTTCTGTATATCTTGTCTTCACTAGCATAGAACCAAAAAGGCGCATTGTAGTCTGTCCAAGGAACAGCAATAATAGGCGTAACGGCAGGGGTTGCAAAGACTGCCTCATATCCTAATGCTCTGTTGGTGCGGTGGTTATCAAAGTCAATATTACTTACTGAACTCCATATCTCATTAGGTAGCTCATACGGGGACAGGTCAATGTTAACCCCTCGCGGTCTTGATATTTCTACCTTCTTATATGGCATGATTAAGCAGTCCTTTTCCAACGATAGACAACACAGTATGGAGGCATGTTCTCGTGTGCGGTTCCACTACCTTTAATTGAGGTAGTACCACTAAAGCTGTGGTTGTGAGAACCCGCAGAGTCAGTAACGACACTCCAAGTACCCGCAGAGGACGTTGAGCTAGTGCCTTCAAGTCGAGCGCCAGAGCTGCTTGATCTGTTAGTATATATTGGCAAAGAGTCTGTATGCGTATGCGCTCCGTTTGAACTTGTATTACCACTAAAGGTATGGCTGTGGCTCGGCATCTGTGCGGTAGCCAAAGTTACAGCCTTAACACCACCCGTGTCATTAATGCTGTCAAAAGAACTATCACCGCTATCCTGACCTACAGTAACTCTACCATCTCCATACCTTTCCCAAGTAGTACCAGCAAAGTGTGTACTAGGATTAGCACTAGATGTGGATTCATAGATAGTTCCAACAGGATATATCACATCAAAGATACCTCCTGTTAAAAGGTTAATATCAGCTGCCGTAGCTGTAACTGCTGCTGAACCAAGGTTAGGGAATTGTGCTTTCAATACACTCTTAAGAAGACGTATATGATTATCTCCCTGAGCCTTGCTGTCAGTCCCTAGTGGATTATTTGACACTAAGTCAGTTATGTATGTTGCCGTTTCAAGTCCCATTATAGCCTCTTAATTATTTACGATATTTAGCTGTCTTCTTAGCTATCTTCTTAGGCTGCCTAGATACTTGCTTGCCAGCCTTAGTGTCTTTACATTTCTTCCTGCTTGTCTTTGCATACTCTTTAGAAGATAATGCTTTCCTTGCCTTCTTAGGTAGGTAGCGTTCACAAGTAGCCTTCTTACCTTGAGTACTATTCTTACCTGACTTAGTACCCCATTCTTCTTTAGTCCACTTCTTCAGACTCTTCTGTGATTTCTTTAAGGCCATTACTTGTAGCCTCCACCTGCTGCTTTGTATTGCTTGGCTAACATCTGAGCTTTCCTAGCAGACCATTGTCCTGCTCTTCCACCCTTAGTACCTGATTTGATCTTGTTGAACAAGTTCTTACGCATGGTAGGTTTAGTGTAGTTACCTGCGGAGTTAACTGTAGACTTCTTCTTAGTAGCCACGCTTCTTCCTCTTCTTATTCTTTGCTACTCTCTGACCTCTCTTAGGCAGGGGCCGCTTCTTGTCTTTACAACCACATGACTTCTTCATAGTACTACCTCTTAGACTTAGCGCCAGAACACTTCCAACGCTTACGTGAAAGGTTGTTAGGAGTGTTGGGATCGTTCTGCTTCTTCTTAGGCAGACGCTTCTTAATCCCAAGGCTACGAGCGCAATAGCTATCGCCCTTAGATGTGCCGGGTTTTACTCTGGGGCCACCGCCTTTAGCCTTACCTGCTTGTCCGTAACTAACCTTCTTACCACTAGAAGTTATCTTTACCTTTGCTTTACCTTTACGAGGTTTTCTAGTAGCCATTACTTATCCTCATCTTTTGTTTCATTAAATATACTTTGTATAGTATCAGACTCATATATTCTAATGCCTAACCACACAATCGTTAGTAACGATGCTGCTGGTGGTAGCCATGCCGCTAGTGATGCTACTGCTGTTGACGCTGCTGCTACATCTAACATATCTTTTGTTTGCTCATCCATTTGATTGACCTATAATCCAAGAAATTACAGAGTACAAACCAAAGGCTAATATGGCTATGCCTGTAATCTGTACTGTGTTCCAAAACACTGCTTTACGTTTACGCTCCTGTGCGTATACAGTCTTCTCACGCTGATCTTTAATCTTCCTACGTAAAGCTACTAGCTCAGAGTAACCATTAGGGCCATACGTATACATCAGGAGTTCTCTGAGTTCCTTCTCTTGTTGCTGTACTTTCTTGTTATGGGCATATATCTGCATTGCCTCTTGCTCAATAGACTGTCCTGAAACAATCTTCTTAAACAGAGGCGGGTTCTCAACTCTACGTTGACATTCATTTAAATCACTTACAGCTCCATACCAACGAGCTATCTGTCCAAAGGTATCCTCTACACCACGACCAGCAGCTACCATACGCTTGATAGTACCAAATGCATTAGTGGCTATGCTGATGGCTGTGACGGGATCAATCATTATAAAGCCTCTGTTATTCCGTAATCACCCATTGCGTAATCTTCTGGGTAATCTACAGTTAATGCGGGTAACTTAAAACCTTCGTGCAATTTCCCTGCTTGTTCCATTTCATCTAACTTCATTAGATACCGCTGCATCCAATGGTAATCAGCACCTCCCTTAGATACAGATGCAACAATTCCTGCGTAAGTCTGATCGTAAAGATACGTTGCGGGGCTTTCGTCAGTTGTCTTAACATCAAGATTACCAAGCTTTGCCTGATGCTTTAACTCAAACATATTTAGGGTATCTTCACCAACTACTATGTCTGCATCGAACCTAAACTGTGCCGCTTCTTTACTGATCCATGTGACGCGAGAATGTGCTTCAGAGTCTTGACAGTACTTCTTACTTTGACCATAGTATTGGTAATGTAAGTCTTGATAAAACTCAGCAGTCTCGTTATCCAGTAAATGCGTATCCTTGAAATGTGTCACATAGTCAAAAGCTAACAACTCGTCATACTTTACTGTAAACGGCTGTGATACATATGTAGCATCGTCTGCAAATCTAATGCCTTTCTGATTTAAAAGTAGTAACGCATCTGGAGGGTTATCGCTAGTCTCTAAGTTCTTATAAAACCACACCCCATGTGGGGTTAATAAATCATCACCATCTACCAAAACACAGTAATCATTATCAGAAGCTAAGAAGAGATCAAGAACAGCATTCTTTCCAGTAGCAGGAGTACCATCACATTCTGTTATGTAATACTCAATGCCTTGAGACTCGCAGAAGCTTTTAACTATCTTCGCATGATCAATGTCACCCGTATTAATAACAACAACAGCGTCTTCCGGCTGTAGGTTACTGTATCTATAATTAAAGTGTCTCTTTAATGCAGAATAGTCATTTGATGTTAGAATATAAAACTGCAATTTATTCGCCTTCTGATAAGTCAATGGTATGGATAACTATAGCTTCGTTTAAAGCGTCTTGTATTTCGTCATTTTCTAAATCAATAATATTAACTTCGTAATACTTGTCATCTTTACTGAAGCAAGCCCACTCAGCTTTCGGTTCTTTCCTAATTTGATATTCAATCACATCATTCTCCATTATCTAAAGATCACAAATCTAAGCGCACCTGCACTCTGGCCTATAGGATCAACTGTATTTGCGGAAAGAATCCATTTCCAACTAGAGTAATTAAAGTAAGAATCAGAAGAGTATGTTGCATCAGTACGAAATAAATTGGCATGCGTAACATTGGGATACCCTGAAGTGCTGGTGG